TTCTTGCTCAGACTTTAAGTACCATAAGTATCCTGATGTTCCAGCTTCAGTAGTAACTTCAACCCATCCAATCTGAGCTGTGTCAGATCCATTTACAGCGTACTTGTCGCGTAAAATAATTGGCTTGTTGCTAAACTGCTCGAAAGCTGCATCAACAGAAGTACCTGCATTTGAAGTACCTTTTGCATATTCAGAACCATATACGAATACTTTACCTGCTGCGTGAGCTGTAATGTTTCCTTGGTAACCTGCTACAGTTAAAGTTACAGCACCTGCTGCTGGAGCACTAACTGATTGTACGTAAGCTTTTTCTACAACTAATCCATTAGCTGAAGCTACTACGATAGTAGCACCTGGGCCAATAAGATTTTGAGCGTTACCCGCACCATCTGCTGGGATAACAACTGTTGTAGCTGTAGTTACTACTGGGTCATATGCAATGTGTAATCTTCCTTGCTCAGACCAAACTACTTGGTCAGAAGCCATAGGCATTTCTGCTCCTACCATTCTTAAGAATCCAGAGATAGTACGGTTTCCGTATCTCTCTACCTCTTTTTCATATACTTCTGGTAAAAACTGTTGTGTAAAATCCATATCTGTTAAAGATAGGTAGTTGTCGTTAAACAACGTTTGTGTTGGGCGTGGTGTTAAGTGCGCTAATGCACCTGCACTACCCGTAAAAGAACCTGCTGCTGGCATAATTTCTATTTTTTAAGTTTTATTAATTTCTTTTTTTAATTCCAAACTTAGAAGAACCACTAGACTTAATTGATTTTACGGTAAAACCGCCAGGCATACTGACTTTTTCATGCGTCCCTCTCGGACTCATATCAATATTTTTAGCTTTTTCAACACTATTTTTCATAGCATCTGCTTTACCTTGCTCATAAAAATGGCTGGCAATTTGGTCTGCATTCATAGCCGTGAATAGAGATTTGTGATACCCTGCAGCATCTGACATTTCATTTTTATCGTTCAAGAACTTCTTGACAAAATTATTGATGTCGCTTTGGGTGTCTCTAACTTTTTCTGCATTGTTTACATTAAACCTAAATTTCTTATCCCCAACATTAAAATCAAAACCTTTGAAATTATCGGAAAAAAGCTTTTGTGTTTTTGCTTTAAATACAGAACTTTGAGTTTCAGCTATTTTGGTCGCTTCCTCGTTTTCTTTTTTATAGCGATTAAAAAATTCAACCGCTTTTTGTTGCTCTGGGTTTAATTTAGACCCAGCTTTAATTTCTTCGTAATACTTACCTTTTAATCCTTCTAGGTGATTTTTAGCTTTAGCAATTTCTTCCTTAAATGCTAATTTAGCTTTTCTTACTTCTCTTTCATCGTCAAGTTCCTCGTCATATGAAAGATCTTCCATTAATAAATCAATATCTTCTTTATCTAGGTAAGGTTTTGTATTTTCATAATATTCTCTAAGCAATTGTTTTTCGCTAAGAGAAGAATAATCGGTATTTAACTTTACATAATCTTGTAAGCTACCACCGGTGTCATTCATAAAGTCTACAACTTTTTGAATATTTTCAGGTAATTCTACACCTGTTTCTTTCTGCTCCTCAATAGCTTCAACTATATCTTCTTGTAACTCTTGAGTTTGCTCTTGTACCTCTTCGTCTGTTATTTCTTGTAAAACGGGTTGTTCTTCATTTTGAACGGGCTGCTGCACTTTTTCTTCGTTGGGCTCCCGTACTTCTTCAACCACTTTTTCGCTACTTGGCGAGTCTTCGGGTTGTCCGACAATATCATCGCTTGCATTTGAGCTTTGTTCTGGAATGGCATCTTCTTGTGGTTTGTTTAATTCTGATAAATCAACCTTTATTACGCCATCTTCGTATGACATTGGTTGAGTCTCTTCGGCCTTAGGCTCAACAGCTTGAGGCACTTCTTTTTCTAATTCTTCTGACATGATAAAATATTATATAATTATTACTATTATTATTACTTAGGGTCGAAAGAACCTAAGTCGAAATCTCCGCTAAGTATATCGTTTCCGCTGGATTCGAAGTTTTTAGGCGGTAAATCGTTCTTTCTTTGGTTTATTAATTCACTTTGTTGTGTTGCTTGAATTTCTGTTCTCTGGTCTTTTCTATCTTCTTTTTCTTTTAATTCTTGCTTTTTACCTTGAACCTCAACACCTTTTAACTGCATATTCATTTCAAACTCTAATTGCATAAGCTCTTTCTTTAAAGCTGCTTCTTGCATTAGTTTTTGGTGATCGATTTGCGCTTTCGCTTGTTCTAACTGTATTTTCTGCGCAGTAATAGCTTCATTTTTCTGAACTTCGGCCTGAGCAGCAACTTGCTGAGCCTGTGCATTAGCATTAGCTTGAGCTTGAATATTTTCTTGCTGTATTTGTTGATCTCTATTCCTCTTGGCTGTTTGTCTTAATTTTAATAACTGATTTGCTAGTTTTAAATTTTTAATTTCTCTTAAATCTATAGCATCAGAAAGATCTATAAGACCACCTGCTACCGCGGCTTGTATATTGTTTTCTAATACAGCTTTTTCTTCATCATCCGGTTGTAGCTCTATAAATATACCAAAATCGTATAAGTATAAATCCCCCATCTCTTCTAATACAGCTACATTCTGGTTTCCTATTTTATGTATAAAGGCTTCTTTAGTAGGCGAGTATTCTAGTATATCAGATATTCTTAATGACAGTCCTTCACATAGATCAGCTGTTAAAAACAAACTTCCGTCTAATATATGTCTTGTAGCTACGTTGGAATTTGCTGCTGCTAATTTTTGTACGCCAACAAGAGCTCTAGAATCTGGGGTGCTACCGTCTCTAGCTTCATTTAAACCGGTCACATCCCGGATCATTTGCATGTAGTAATTGTAATTAGCTATTAAGCTTTGTAACTTAGCTCCTCCTGCTCCTGTTTGTATTTCCTGAATAGGAACTTTGCCAGGATTCATATCACCCTCTTGAGTAAATGATCTACCAATAACAGAACCCGTTTGGAAAAACATATTTAATGCCTCTTGGGGATTATAATTTGTTCCGTTACCTAAATCAACTTCTGCTAAACCGTCTGCGTCTAAATACACTCCGTCTGGCACCATTCGAGACATTACCTGTTGAAGTTTCAAATGTGTTAGTTGAATCATATCTGCAAACCCCGTTATACGCGATACGATGCTCTCTATCCGACCTTTATACATTCTTGGAGCTACTATACTATAATTCATTTTAACCTTAGTATAATCGCTCTTTGGGCGTATCATATTAGTTGCTAGCTCCCATTTAAGCATTCTACCTCCTAATACTTTTACTCCTTCATACAAAACCTCTAATGATTGAGATAGCTTAGCTATGCCATACTCAGCCATAATTTCTTCTGGCGGATTAAATTGATCGTCTTTGGGTATTATTTTAACTGCTCCTGTTGCTGTTTCTTTTACTTTATAAACTTCGTTTGCAAAAGTTTTATAATTAAAGTACAATATTTGTACGGTGTTAGAATCGTCTTCGTTATAATTTGTTAACGTTCTGTCGTAAAAACCGTTATTTTTATAAGATTGACTTGATATTTCTTGCAAGTCGTCATTTGTTAACCAAGGGAATTGCTTTTTTAATTCATTAATATGCACAGATTTTACCTCTCCAACATAATATATATCGTCAAAATAAGGCGAATCCGTGTAAGACCAAACTAAGTTCACAGGATCTACATACTCAACAACAGCCCCTTCAGCTTTACTAAATGTATTTTTAACAGCACCAATACCTATTGTCGTTAAATCATAATTACACCTTCTTTTTATTAAGTCATATTTATTACCTTCTAGCAAAACATTTAAAGCTTGCTCCTCAGCTAACTCTACTTGCTGCTTATAAGATAATTGCATATGCAAATCTAATTCCTCTTTATTTTTAGGTAATGTGTCAGGGTTATTTTCGAACAAGTTAATTCCAAAGTTTTCAACGGCAAAGTCGTTTAGCTCTTTAGTCTGCATGTCTCTTATTAAAGATTCCATGTACTTTGTTCGCTTCTCCACTCCATAAGGATCTTGTGACTAAG